CTAGGCTCAGTACTGCCAATTAGCCCGACCCCTCGTAACGTCTGTTTTACTTCCGCATCATTTTGCATCGAAGTTAAGCGTATCAGGTTTAATAAATGGTGAGTCTGGCACTGTTCGGACCGTCTCAGGGAGAGAAGGTTCACAAAAGACAGGGGGGGTAGCCGTCTTGGCTAAAAAAAGCCCCTGTGGGCGATTACCCTTACTCGTATTACACGGCTTGCAACAGGCAACAGCGTTCTCAGCATTGACCACTAGCTCAGGTGCTACAGAGATTGGGATAACGTGATCGACCTGGTCAGCATCACCACCACAGTAATAACAGATAAAGCCATCACGGCGCAGTATCCTAGTCCTAAAGGTGTAGCGATAGGCTCGCTGTATGCGTGGATCACCTGCCTTAGCCATTTAGTAATGACCTACTCTCTTATGTCTAGCCAATGCCTTACAGCTATTACCATAACGTTTAGTTATGTACTTAATGCCTAACTCTATCTGTCTATATGGGTTAGTAGTACGCATCCTAAGTAGTTGAGGTATGCCGTATGCGCTGCTCTTAGGGTTATCGGCCTTAGGGTTCCAATGCGACTCACGATCCCATAGCTCGACCAGGCACCTGTATTGCTTATCGCTGCCTATCATCATATGAGCATAGAGCTTATATGCCTCTATGTTTGGGTTATATGCAGCTCTTACTGGCTCTATGTTAATGATTAGTAATGCGCTTATGAGTAAGCATAGCTTGGCCACTAGAGGGTTACGCTTGCTTGGCCTACGCCTCAGCGGGCCAGCAGCGCCTAACCAGCGTACCGCAGCTGTCAATAGGTAAGGGTATAAGTGCTGGTGAGGGCGGTGTGTCGCTTTGTCCACACCCCCTGTGGATAACTTCTGTGGATAACTATTTAACATTATTGAGCAATTCTAAAACTCTATAAGCCTGTTGAGGTACAACACCATTACCCAATATCTTAAGCATTTGAGCGCGTGGTAAGTCTATATCTGTTACCCATCCATTAGGCAAGCCCATCATATATTCAACGAACTTTACATTTAATTTACCTTGATCCAATGGAGTCGGTACTTCTTGCAAGTGCATAGAGCTGCGTGGGTCATATCGCTGCGATAATCTCGGCACTGTCCTGACCCCTCGCCCGTCGTCGGTGTCGGAAACAGTCTTAACGCTACCCCTAGACTGGCCCCTGGCTTGCCCTCTTTGTAGTCCTGTACTCTCTGCTCGTAATTCTCTACTGGCTCGTCGTGATTGCGTACGTGTATCGCCGTCGGTGTGGGTAGTAATTGCTTCGACCAGTCGGCTAGCGATAAGTTGTGATTGCCCTTGATATTCGACCTCGTTGCCGTAGTTTTGTCCCAGATAGCATCGCTGGCCGTCGGTGTTGGTATATTCATAAGTATTACTGCTGCTATTCCAGGACTGTTGCGCTTGAAGGTCGCTGGGCTTGGCTCGTGGCCATCGTGTGCTATTGGGGTAGGCAAGGATAAATAGTCGCTCTCGTCTATGGGGCGCTCCAACGTCACTAGCTCGTATAAGAGTCCATCGCACGTCATACCCGATAGAGGTAAAGTCACAGAGGACTTCTCTAAACCCAAGTCCAAAATGTCCTCGTACGTTTTCCAAGATGACGTAGCTGGGTCGTAATGTGCTAATGGCTGTTTTGATATATGGCCATAAGTGTCTTTCATCTTCTACACCCTTTCTAAGTCCTGCGTGGCTAAAGGGCTGGCAAGGATATCCAGCCGTGAGTATGTCTATAGGCTCTAACTCAGCCCAGTTAATTACTTTTAAGTTACCTAAGTTAGGCTTATTTATTCTTGCCTCTATGACTTTACTAGCGTACTTGTCAAACTCCGATACCCACACAGTTTCTGCCCCATAGTAAGCCTCTACTGCCATATCAAGGCCGCCGTAACCCGTACAGAGCGAGCCTATTTTAAGCATCGGTAGCCTCTAATAAGCACACGCCCATAATGCCACATACGCTACACTCCAACACCTTTACATTAGGCGGCAGGTTATCGGTAACTATGCGCTCTAGCTGGTTGGTTACTTTCTTGCACTTTCTGCACTCAAAGCGTATGTAATCGCTCATAGGCCGTATCTCCTTTTACCTCTAAATAGTGGATAGAGTGCAATTCATCTCTAGGTATCAGGTAACTATCGCCTATAATTAACTCTGATCTATATTTATCATCCTTACATTTATTAACCATTATGTAACCCACAATATAATAGCTAGGACAGCGCCCAGTAACTAACACGGCATAATCATCATCTCTATCCAGGTAAGTAATGATTAAATTACCCTGCTCTAAGTAAGTGTGCTTTACCTCTATATTTTGGCCTACATCGGCCACATCCTTAAAAGCTCCGTTTAATGGCTTAAAATCATCAAAGCCAAAATACTCAGCTACGGCGCACTCAGCCCCTACGGCATCTATTTGCTTTTCTGCAAACTCTCTAAAACTACCGCCGTGCCTTACTAAATCGTAATTTTTTTTATCTGTTATGCCTGCATATTGGGGTTTATACTTATTAGCTCGCTCAATACCGCACTCAATAGAGCGCGTAACCATAAGCTCATCAAGTATAACTTTTGCCATTATCGGCAGTCCTTGCAGAACCATATTACGTTTTCTTGCGGATCGCTTTTCTGATAGCCAAAAGGGTCTAACTGGGTAATGCGAGCGCACTTATCGCAGGTTTCTACCTTATAGGTTGCTATAACTTCGCCCTCATCCAGTAGCCGAGCTGTCATATGCGTAATATCTATAATCTCCATATAGCGGCTCATACTTGCGGCTTCCAGCTTCCATCGCTGGTTAATACATACCAGTAGGGCGCACATTGATTAGCCCTGCTCTTTTCGGTGCAGGAGTAATTACCCCACGCCTTGCCGTTCTTTTCGCCAGTGCGCCACACTCTCGCTCCGTGATTACAGCTTGGCGTACCTGGCTCTACCTTTGCCCCCATTGAGCTAGCCAGGGTATTAACGGCCTCGGCTAGTGTTGGTATAGCTGCCGTTGCAGGGTTAGTAGCCCAAAAGTCTGTATTATCGGGCATTGGCTTTAGCGCCTCTACCTTCTCCATATCCTCACGGCTAGGCCTCTCGGCACTCGGTGTGAGTAGCTTTATGGCCCTAGCTATTGCGCTAGTTTCTACATCTTCAACCATCCAGCGCTTCATATTGGCAGGATAAAAATTAACGTTGCCGTATGCGTGACCTATGGCGCTAGGTTGATGATCCTCATACTCGCGGAACACCTCAACCTTGAATAGTACCCAGCCTGCGGTTAGGTCAATATCTACAATAATAGGCATAATGCGCCCTGTTGGATGCTCGACCCAAAACCTTTTTATAGTGTCATTAGCTAGCTCGTAGTTATCTAAAAAGCCACTCACTTTGTATTTACCGAGCTGCGGCCTACGTTGCGCCCCTTCATATAACCAGCGGTGTAGCCCTCTTGCTTACCTTGCTTAAAGCCTATAGTCCAGCACATTACACACCATAAAATAAGTGCTATAAAACATAACACTATAAACGATATATCTATCATCATACTTAGCCCCTAACATCGGGCCGATAAGGCTGCACTATCCGAGTAGCCCCTCGGCGTTGTAGTAATAGTATGAACCCTGGGTATGACATTTAGCAACGCGACACGCTAGCGGCTCAGTTTGGCCTCTATCAACAGCTCATAAATCCTATCCACCTGAGCCTCGATGCGATCCACACGCCCCCGCAAGTTATGACCCCCGTTATTATCGGGCAATAACTCAGCCAGTATTGCTTTTACCAGGTAGCGCAAGGCTGCGTAAAGGGCAGACAGGATAGCTATAACCCCTAAGATTAAGGCTATCCACGCCTGCGCCCCCATTTACTTAGAACCTATGCCGTATTGCTTCTCATTAGGCGCTATGGCCTTTAGAACAGGGCCTATAAGGCCAGCTATAAAAGCATTAGCTAGCACTTTAGGCTCTGATATTCCGCTAAGGTACAACGCACCCACGCACGATAGAGCTGCGCGTAGGTAAGATAGGCCAGCGGCCTTTAGTTGCTCTTTCATTTACTCGCTCTTTTCTAGCCCTAGTTGAGTTATTAGCGCGGCCACCTTGACTGCGTTAATGCTTATCTCGTAGTGCATTTCATCTTTGCGGCCCTTGTAATCCCCGCCCCAGGTTAGCCCGTACTTATGAGCTAGCGCCCTTAACATCGGTACTTTGCCAGCCTCAAAGGTGCCTACCTGACCTAGCGGGTGCTTAGCTGCATTGAGATCGATGGCCGTACCGCTTGCGTGGTTAGATAGTTTATCGGTTGTGCCTCTCACCATCCTAAAGTTGAATCCCCAGTCGTCATTAGCCCCTACATCTAACGGCTCTATTAAATTATGAAACTCTGCAGCAAAGCCTACTAAAAGAGGTGCTACCTTCTCGGCGCATCGCAGTTTAATAAGCGTACCTGGCACGGAATAGGACTTTATGCCTATCTCGGTCTGATCCTTCGATGCAGGCCAGCCGTTATAGCTAGTTAGCATTTAGGCATTGGTATAGGTAACGCTAACCTCGCCACCATTGGCCATAAGGTTATAGGGTTGTAATTCAACCCAGCCCTCATTACAGCCACTAAAGCCTACGCCGTTGGCTTGCCCGTTCATACAGATTAAATTACTTGTACTCCAGCCATCATCTGCCCCTGAGCCGCCAGCCGACCAGGCAACGCTACCCTGCAGGATGCAGATACCATCTTGATACCAGCGCATAGCACAGGTGATATTAGTGTCATCAGGTGTGAAACTTAGGCCCGTGCTAGCCCCTGATACCGCCCCAGCTTGTGCGCCATTAGATGCCTGTATGCGTAGATCGTACTTAGTTTCATTACTTACATTAAACTGTACTGGCCCCATAATCTATCTCCTTTTAACTCAGTAGTAATTTTGCTTCATCGGCAGCGATACCAAGTTTTTTTAATAGTGCCGCTTTTGCAATCTCGTCTGCTTTTACTTTTTCTGCATACGCTTCGATAGCCTTTTGATTATCTAAATACGCTTGGTATTCTTCATTAGTCATGTCACGGATAATTACTTCATTAGTTTCCGCGTTATGTTCTTTAACTTGTGGCATTGTCATTAGTTCACCCCGTAGATTTTAATTGAACCGCCGTTAAAAGTACCTGTAGATACTGTCATTGAAATTGAAGTTACTGCGGCAGTATGAGAGGTAGCCATACCGCCTTGGAAATAAATTGGTGAACCGCCTTCGTTGATCCACCTTTGATTGAAAAATGAAGGCTTATTATTTGCCGCGTCTGTGTAATCAAAAATAGTCCAGTTTGCTTTATTATTTGTTGATAGGTTTGCGTAATTTTGCGCGTTACCTAAAGTACCAGCCGTTGAATAATAATTAACGCCCGTTGCTGCCGCAGCCTGTTGCCCGTAAATAATAACTGCCGCAGCATTTGTAAGATAATTTATTGTTGGATTGAACGCCGTGACTGACATTGAGTTGATTTCAATGTATAGGTTTTTGTAACTTTGGCTAATGCTTGATACCGTGGTAGTAGCACCCGACATTGTTGTTGTAGATAACAAAGTCATACCGCCACCAGCGGCAGGCGTAGCCCAACTAGGCACACCACCAGCCACAGTCAGCACTTGACCTGTTGTGCCAATGCCTAGACGGGCAGCGGTTGTACCACTTGATGAGTAAATAATGTCGCCTGTAGTAGTAAGCACATTAGCCATACCATCGGCTGCATCTACGGCAAAGAATATAGCCGCGCTACTGGTGTTAAAGTAAAGGCTGCCAGCATCATATTGCTTTAAGGCTAGCGTGGCACTTGTGCTTACTGTCGCTGTGCCTGCCGTTACTGTGCAGACACCTGCTCCTACATTCTGTATTTGTACTGTGTCACCAGTTGCAAAGAGCGCCGTATTGACTGTAATAGTCGTAGCGCTTGCGCTGTTCATCTGTACAACGGTGCCAGCATCGGCGGCCACTAGCACATAACTTGTTGTCTTGGCCGTAGTTGATCCACCGCCCATAGCCGTCTGCTGTAGGCTAGTCATCTGCGCAGCCGTAAGCACCTGGCCCGTTGTAAAGGTCTGTTTAGCCATTATTCACCTGCCTGTTCATAGTTAGTAGGATAGTACATTGTTGGTTGTGTCAAGGGTTCCATAGAGCGCGTTGTCCAATATAAAACTATCAATAATAGCCTCTAGCGTGGTCATTGTGACCCTCCAAGAATTAGGTGTAATAGTCATAGCCTTGCCAAAGACCTGCAAGGTTTTAGTCAAAGTAGAGCTACCTGGCTGGGTAGTAGTAATAGTTACAGGGTCAAAATAGTCAAGGTCAAGGGCTGCAATAATGCCAGCGTTGTAGTTAGCCGTGTAAAGGTCAAGGGTTATAGCATCGCATCGCACGGTGGTTTCTGCCCTGCTAGCTACATAGGCCTGGGCGTATTGCAGGGCTACGGCATCGGTTTGCATAAGTAGGTTTTGTTGGTTGTAGCTATGTAAAAAGTATTTATCTATGCTGGGCTGGTCTATGGCAGTTTGCACCGTGCCGCCTGTACGGGTCACATTAGCCTGGTTATAGACTAGGACATCGTTTAACACCCATACGGCATTAGTATAAGAGATATCGCTGCCGTTATCGTTAAATAGCACGGGTGTACCTGTCACCGAGGTAGCGGTAATAGATCGGTCAAGAAATATAAAGCTGCCCGAGGCATCAACATAGAGCGCCCCATACTCGCTAGTTTCTATATTTTGCATAGCTGCAAGGGCTGTGCGCTGTGTGCCAGGGTCAGCCTGGACCGAGGTAAGGCCCGCTGATATTGATCTCATAGAGTTAGGCCAGGCGATAGCATCGAGCAGCTGGGTAATGCGAGTGCCGCTTAAATCCCCAGCCGTTGCCCCTGCTACTGTCGCTATTTGAGCATTTTGGGCCAGTCTAAAAGCATCTACGGCCTCTATCGTGGTATAAACAACATCATTAGCATTTTGTGGGGTAGTAGTGCTGTAGCTAGTTATATAACCCATAAAAATAGGGTAAGTAGTTGCGCCGTATGTAGCCGTAATTTGTACTTTACGCATAGGTGTTAAATATGTGTAGTAAGGGCTATTTACATTTTGAGGGTTAAAATCGCCGTTTTGATCCACAATACGCAAGGACAGGCTACCCGTTTGGAATTGGTCGGCTTGTGCGTTGCGCCCTCGCTGGGTACTTATATTATTTACCTGGTCGCTTACATCCACAATAATAGCTACAGAGTCAGCCAGGATATTAGTATCTAATATGCCTTGATCTAATATGAGAGCCTGACCAAAACTAGGCCCCGTGCTAAAGTTAATAAAAGCATTAACTACGGGTACAGTCATTAGATAGCGCCTGCATAGTCTAGGTTATTGCCAAAACGATTATTATTTTGTATAGCCTTTTGCACATTGGCTGCAAACTCGGCATCGCTGATAGTGTAAATAGGGGCGTTAAAATAAAGTATTGCATCGCCGCCGTTGCCTGCGCCGTTGCCTGTTGCATTTGACATATTGCCAATAGAGTTAGATATATCCATATAATCAGGTAAAGCCCCTCTTGGCACAGGTTTAGGCACATACGGTGGGATAATAGGGTCATCTAAATAATCAGGTAAAGCCCCTCTTGGCACAGGTTTAGGCACATACGGCACATTAGGCACTTTTGGCACAATAACTGCAGCTGCAGCGTTAGCCTGTGCCAGGGCTACTGCAGCATTGTAGGCAACACCTAGCAAGTCTATGTAAGCCTTTAATGCTTCATAACGCGCTAAATCATTAGCCGATTGTGTTTTAGCTATGGCTAGCTCATTACTTACCATAATGGTGTTAAGTGTTGCAAGGGCAGCCCCGTAGCCTTGCAAGGCTGCTAGTTTGGCTATAGAAGTAAGTTGTATCTGTGCCCGCTCTGAATACTCATTAGCTACGGCTAGGCCGCCTTGCTTTGTTATTGCATCGTTATACTTGGCAAAGGCAGCATCTTTAGCAGCGTTCTTATCTGCCTCTGACATTTTAGTGGCATCGATGGCGGCTAATTCTTTAAGTAATTGTGCATTAAGCGCCTCTAGTGATGCGTTACTAATTGTAGTAATGCCTGCTAGTTTGGCTGCCTGTGTAGAGTCCTGCAATATCTTTAACTGTTTAAGGTAATCTAACGCCTTTGTGCCATCCTCATCTGCTATAGCCTGCATAGCCAATAGGCGCAGCTTTGTGTCATTATCGTATGTAGCTTTAAGGGCCGCCGCTATTGATATCTTTTCTAAATCAAATTGAGCTGAGGCTTTAGATAAATCGGCAGACTTTTTATCTGCTATGGCCTTTTTAGCTGCAGCATCGGCTTGGGCTTTAGCTAATTTTCTAGCCGCTGCCCCTGCCTCATAATCGCGCTTTGCTTTAGCTTTATTAGCCTTATCTATAGCTGCGCGATCACCTGGAGATTGCATAGGTATAGATGAGGCAGGTTTATCTTTAGGCACAATACCTAAAAAACCACCGAAAGTTACTTGGTCAAGAATAGCCTGTAGGTCATAAACCCCAGTTGCTACCTTTAATACCCCAGCCACCGCCGTTGCCCAATCTTCCATTTCGCTTGTAGCTTTAGTTATATCACCGCCGCCAGCTAGTTTTGCAAACGAGTCTAAAAGCGCGCCGCCTAATATCTCTTGGACATTACCTAAACTAATAGTAAGAGCATCCATCTGCCCTGCATAACCTTTTACGGCAGCTGTTCCCGCACCGCTAAAATGCTCATTTAATACTACCAATAATTCATCAAAACTAAGGGCTGCTAATTGAGCTTGACTTAAACCTGTGTTTAATTGTTTTAAGCCTTTACGATTGCCAACGTAAGCCTGGGATAATATGTTTATTGTCTGTGCGTAGTCTAAACCCGTGCCACTAGCTGTATCAAAAGCTATTCCCATTACTTTTTGAGTTGTAGCTATTGATCCTGTTACTTGGGCTAATTGAGCATAGGCTGGTCTTAAAAGGTCATCGGCTATATGGGTTTGAGTTTCCATAGACTTAATAAAAGTTTCTGCATCTACATTGGCATAAGCCAAACCTAGATTTTTAAGGTTACTAGATAATAATGATTGGCTCTTTTGGTCTGCCGCTGCGGCTTTTGCTGAAGCCTTAGCATAGGCTAAAACTGCCTTTGTACCGTAGGCGATACCTAAAGATGCAGCTAGTTTTTTAGTAGTTTTCATTAACTTTTGGGTAGCTGTTTCGGCTTGCTTAAAACCCTTGAGGTCGGCTTTAGAGTTTAGATTTATATTTACATTAGAGGATTGAGTCATTAAGCAGCCTTATCTAAAGTGCCAGCATTTGATCTAGCATAAAATGTAGTAACGGCTTTATCTATTGCCCTCATAGATATACCTACAGCTATGCCTCTATCCTGCGCCCAAGCTCTAAAAATTAAACGGCCTCGGCCTACTAGGCTAGATATTAGAGGCTCGCTATTGAGATTATGTATAAACTGAGCGCCTGAGCCTTCCCAGTTTGCCCTACTCACTTTATGACTTGACCCGCCAGCTTTAGGCCCTACCCAGGGTTGAGGCTGTCCTAATCGGCCTGCGGTTTCATAGATAGCACCTGCAGCTGATTTATTAAATATACGAGCATTAGAGGTAAAGCCGTTTTTATTAGGTTTAGATACGCTTGTACTAAAGCCTATACCTCGGATTATGGTTTGAGAATCATAAAACGGAAAGCGCGCCTCACTAAAGGATCGAGGTTGCCAGCCGCGCATAATGTCACCTGTTGCAGGTACAAAACCCCTAGCCTGTTTTACTACAGGCTTTAGCGCTCTAGTTAATTCTTTACGTAGCTCTTTATCTAGGTCAGGTGCAAAGCGGCGTAGTGCCTTACGTAGGTCTGTATTACCTCTTATTTCTACGGTTGGCATTTTGCATCTCCTTAGCTCTATCTGTTAAAACTTGTAACATATTGGCAAACATTGTGCTATCTAACTCTAGGAGATACTGGGGCGCGATGCCTGTTTCTATTGCTAACTGTGCGACCAGGTAGCCAAAAGAACCGCGCCCCACTACTCCAAAGGGTTATCGTCTAGTACCTCGACCTTAACCAAAGTATCTAAAAACTCTGCCCCAAACATAGGTACGGTTTCGCCGCTAGTGCGTAGGCACTCGTGAGCTAGCCAGTACACATCGCTTTGTTTTTCATCATCTCTAAAGGCTTTATGAAAACCTTTTTTAGCGTATAACTCAAAGGCATACTCAATACGCGGGGTAATCTGATGCTCAGACACCGATCCGTCAGCCCTTGTTATTTTAAGTCGTGCCATTGTCTTAGCCCCTTTTCTTTATTGTCAGCTTGTAGAGATTACAATTACTGAGTTACAAGTAAAGGTAATGGACTGTGTGGCAATATCGGCAACTGCGCCGTTAATGTCTGTAGTGTTATTTACCAATACTGTAGTGCTGTATA